ATGGCGACAAGTGGTACTTCTGTGAAAACGGACAATGGTTCCCATCAGTATTCCACGAAGAATAGGATTTAATTATCTAATCTTCTTTTTTTAAAGAATACAATGAATTGGCACCCCTAAGTGGGTGCCTTTTCTTATCTTAAGGGATAAAAAAGTAAAAACAATAACTTAACAATAATAGTATAGTATGTTATTATTTACCCATTAAAGTGTTTTTAATGAAAAAATGGTGTTTACGGAATGTAAACACTAATTACTTTAGATAAAAGACCCATCTAGGCTCTAAAACAAAGATTTTTATAGGGAGTAACACAATGTCTAAAATGTTGGAACAAGCAATTATTGATGCCAAAGCACTTAAAGAAGCCGCTTTGAAGAACGCAGAAGCAGAAATCGTAGAGAAGTATGCGCCTGAAGTAAAGAAGGTTATGGAAAGCATTCTCGAAGCCGAAGAAGATGAACTAGATCTTGGCGACGAAGAAGCAGCTGCTGATCCTATGGCAATGGGAGAACCAGAAGCCATTGAAGATCCCACCGCAATGGGATTGCCACTAGGTGGAACAGCCGGCGAAAAAGCTTGCGCCTGTCCCGACGAAAACGAACCAGTGGACGTTGTTTTAGATTTACCTGGCCTCGCAGCCCTCGTTTCTGACACTGAGCCAGCAATTGATGCTGAGGAAGGTGAATTAGAGCCCACTGAACTCGCAATGGATAACGCTGCCCCATTGGAAGAAGAGCTTCCCCTCGAGGAAGACGAACTCGCTGCTGTTGTTGCAGAACTTCTTGGCGAACAAGAAGACACTCTCGAAGAGACTATCGAAGAAGTACAGCTCGAAGAAGAAGCTTCTTGCGATGATAAAGAAGAAGTCTACGAAGAGAAGCAACCCGTAGCCGAATCTGCAGATCTTGCAAAGATCGCAGGAAAAACAAACGAACTTTTAGAAACTATCAAAGCCCTCCAAGAGCAAAATGATAATTTCAAAGCAGACAACAGTAAAATGGTGTCTGGAATGAAAGAGCAGAATGAAGCAATTCAGAAGCTCGCAACGACGTTGGAAGAACTCAGTCTTCAAAACGCTAAACTGCTTTATACTAATGAAGTATTAAAGGCCGACTCCTTGAATGAGCGACAGAAGCAAATTGCTGTCGAGGCACTTCACGAAACAAAGTCAGTTGAGCATGCAAAGACTGTATTCGACACACTTCAAAGCACAGTGGTGTCCACAAAGAGGCAAGGACGACCTGAATCACTAAGCGAAGTAGTTAGCAACAATACGTCGATGAAAATGCCTCGACGAAAAGAAACAAAAAACATTAATCCTCACGAAAGCCGTTGGAAACTTCTGGCAGGGATTAAATAATCTAACTACAAGGAGACATTTACAATGTCAGTATTACAAAAATTAACAGAAGGTATTGTTGATCGTGATCTCTCCAAAGACGGTGCTGCTTTACTTAATAAGTGGGAGCAAACTGGTCTTTTGGAAGGTCTTGGCAACGACCGAGATAAAAACTATATGAGTCGCTTACTCGAAAACCAAGCAAAAGAACTTCTTCGTGAAGCTTCATCCATGGCCGCTGGCGATGTTGAAGGTTTTGCAGCAGTTGCATTCCCAATCGTTCGTCGTGTATTCGGTGGATTGATTGCTAACGATTTAGTATCCGTTCAGCCTATGAGCTTGCCTTCCGGCTTGATCTTCTTCATGGACTTCACATTGACCAATAGCCGTAACGGTTTGGACGCTGGTGATTCCGTATATGGCGGCGGCGTTGTTGGTGCAAACATTGCAACAACTGGTGCAGACGACCTCACCGAAGACGGTGGCGGTTTTTACAACTTGCAAAGTGGTTATGCTTCACCAACTGGTTCAGCTGACGCAACTGCAGTAGCAGGCGACATCGCGACTACCACTGTAATCAGCGGCGCAGCGCAGAGTGTTCTTAAAGCACTTCGTTATGATCCTGATTTATTGGCAGACACAGATGCACAAGCTATCCAAGTTACTTTTGATGTTACAGCTGAAAAAGCAAGCATCAATCTTGATAACTTGATTGCTGTTGACATTACTGCTGGTATGACAACTGGCGACCAGTTGGTCCGTCGCTTGACAACCATCAGTGGTAACGACTTAACACTCACCATCGTAAACATGACTGGTGCTGTTATGACTTCACCAACTGCAGCTCTTACATGTTCATATCCTTTAAAGGACGCATTCGCAAACTCCGCAACCTCCATGGGTGCAATCGTTGGCGAAGAGCCTTGGGGTCTTGAAGGTGCAGGCGAAGAAAGCGCAAACGGCACTTTCGCAGGTCAAAACGTTGGTTACATTCCAGAAATCGACATCAAAGTTGACAGTGTTGCTGTTACAGCAGTAACTAAGAAATTGAAAGCAAAGTGGAGCCCTGAATTGGGTCAGGACTTGAACGCTTATCACAACCTCGACGCAGAAGTTGAATTGACAAGCATTCTCTCCGAGCAAATTGCTTTAGAAATCGACCAAGAAATCTTAAATGACTTGGTTAAGGGTGCAAAAGCTGGTACTTATTACTGGTCACGTCGCCCTGGTAAATTCGTGAATCGCGACAGTGGAGCGGTTTTGGCTGATCCAGCTGCTGACTTCACAGGGACCGTTAGTGAATGGTACGAGACTCTTCTCGAAACAATCAATGACGTATCCGCTCAGATTCACCGCAAAGTACTTCGCGGCGGAGCGACCTTCTTGGTTTGTTCCCCAGAAGCTGCTAACATCCTTGAGTTCACAGCCGGCTTCCGCGCTAAAGTAACTCATGATGACGACAAAGGTACTGCTGGTGCAGTTAATGTCGGTACTTTGAGTGGTAAGTGGGACGTTCACGTCGATCCTTACTTCCCTCGTAACGTGATCTTAGTTGGTCGTAAAGGTAGTAACTTCCTCGAAAGCGGTTATGTTTACTCCCCATATGTACCACTACAAGTCACACCGACCATTTTTGGTCCTGAAGACTTCGTACCAAGAAAAGGCGTAATGACTCGTTACGCTAAGAAAATGGTACGTCCTGACATGTACGGTTTGGTTATCGTTGAAGATTTACTCGGCTAATCCCAACCAATACATAATATATGAAGAACCCGTCCTTGTGGCGGGTTTTTTATTTGTGCTTCCTTTACTTGAAAAATATACTACTTACTAAATGAATTATAATATCTCATGAGGTGATCTCAATGGCTCTTCCAGTTTTAACCCCAAAAAGCAATTCCAGCGTCTCAGTCCTCCCGGTTACGGGAACTGCAGATAGTGTTCTGACGTCACTTGCAACAAAGGCATATGCCACTGACGACTTCGTTTCAGGAGCATTAGATCAGATCACCTATACTTATCGAAAATTAGGTGGCGATGTTCTTGATATCGAATTGCGAGAAGAAAGTGTTTACGCCGCCTATGAAGAATCGTGCTTGGAGTATTCCTATCTCGTAAACATCCACCAGTCGAAGAACATTCTGTCGGATGTTCTTGGTGGCACAACTGGAACCTTCGATCATCGCGGCGAAATGAAGGCAGGAGAATTAAGCTCCTCCCTCGATGGCGGCCACGTCGGTTTAAAATATCCTCTTTTTGATTACGCATACGCTCGACGTGTTGCCGATGGTATTTCCGAAGAGGCTAATGTCGGAGGCAGCACTACTGTTTATTCTGCATCGTTCGACATTAAAGACAGGACTCAGGACTACGACTTGCAGGCAATAATTATGTCACCCAGCTCCTCGTTTAGTGGTAGCGTAGATAATAAAAAAATCTTAATTAAGAAGGTGTTTTACAAGACGCCACAGGTCATGTGGAGATTCTTTGGATACCAGGGCGGCCTCAATATGATTGGCAACCTAAGCACATACGGACAGTATGCTGATGACAGTACATTCCAGGTTGTTCCAGTTTGGGAAAACAAATTACAAGCTATGGCATACGAAGATGCTCTTTACACCAGGACATCTCATTGTTCCTATGAATTGAGAAACAATAATCTCAGGATCTTCCCAGAACCATCTCAGTATAGT